ATTGCGATCATCTAAATTGGTATTGAGCACATTATAAAGGTCCATCAGCACCTTGCCCTGTGCTGCCGCCAACGGCTTATTCGTATCGCTCGACACGCAGTTGTTGACAATCTGACCTAATAGGCAAACCCCGGTTTTCCAGTTTTTAAAGTCCTCCACAAATTTCTTCATCTTCCCCACAAAAGTCTTAGGTGCCTCTCCGGCAGCCGGAGCCGGAAATTCTGTGGTAATGGTTTCCGCAGTAACAATTTTTGTATTTGAGATGTCTCCACCATTGGCCGTTACTTTCTTTCCTATATCGTCCCGGGCCACCGAATCTTTAATAACATAATCTGTACCACTGAACTTAATCTTAGATATATCGCTCATCTTATCTCACTCCTTATATTCCAAGCGGAAGAGTTAAAGTCTCTCCACTTACTACAATGGTATCGCTCCCTGGTAACTTTAAGATTTCTCCTTCAACCGAAATATTGGAATACCTTTCCATTTGTTCCTGCATGGCAATAATATTTTTCTCTATACTCGTATTATCAGACAAAAAAACTACATCAGCAGTCGTATGAGGATAATGAATATTCCCATTTTCATCCTCGATTTGAACTTTATAAACTTCAGCCATCACCCCACCACCTTAAAGAATATCTTACGCTGGGTCGCACTCGCATAAGCTGTACCCACACGGATTGTATCTCCAGGATCGCCTTTATCTCCCTTGGGGCCCGTGGCCCCTGTATCACCCTTATCGCCTTTGGCCCCAGTTGCTCCCGTATCACCTTTTGGCCCCTTGAGCGCACCTTTATATACCCACTTCGCAACTGATGCCGCACCTGCCACGGTACATTGATATAGATTACCTGTGGATGTATTAATATAAAAATCTCCCACAAGGGCTGAAGATACGCCAGAGCCCGAAAACACCGTAGCCGTTGTGCTGGTGCCAGTGATTCCTGTCCCCATAAAAGCCTGGCTTCCTCTCTGCCCTGTGGCACCGGTATCTCCTTTATCTCCTTTATCTCCCTTCGCACCAGTATCACCTTTGACTCCCTTATCACCGGTCGCTCCCTTTGGTATCGTAAAATCAAAGATCGCGGCGGCAGAAGTACCCGAATTAACAACTGAAGCCTGGCTCCCGGCAGCCCCAGTCGTTACCGTTCCCACTTTTACGGTTGCGGCAGCTCCAGCGGCTCCGGTCGCACCTTTAGCACCGGTTGCGCCGGTATCTCCCTTATCACCTTTCAATTTTCCGGCATTCAATTTCTGCTGGAATGTCTCTCCGTCTGCGAACGTAACACAATCTGCCGATGTCATTACATCGACATCACCAACTAACACTTCGTTTTCATCGTAGAGTTGTACTCTTACTTTTTGCAAATCCGCCATTAAGGACCTCCTTAAATAATTTTAAGCCCCATATTGGGACTTACTTTTATGGTATCTGTTGTCGTCGCTGTCTGCCGGTCTGTTATTCTAAAATAGAAGGTATTCTGTTTTCTTTCAGAAACAGGAATGTCCACCTCAGTAACTACAATCGTTTTTCTATTATCCAGTTCTTTCGCTTTCCCCTGCAGCTCCTTTAAACATTCGCAGACACCATGAAAAAACCAGTTAAAATAAGCTGCAGGCGGTTTATATCCTGCCTGAAAGCCTTCTGCTTTCAGTTGTTCCTGTGGCTCTATACCGGCATTCTTCCATTCCGGAGGACTGGATTTAAATATCATTTATGTACCCCTTTCTAAATTGGTAAAATGGGAATCTTATCGTCTTCACCGAGAAGAAGGCCAAAATACCCGCCTATTGTCTGTTCCAGATTAGCAAAACCAGCTTCCTCACTGTAATCCCCAGCCAATTCTGCAAACTCAAAAGTACCTTCGAAATTATCAGCAGCAAGCGTAATACAAATAGGAAGCAGTGATTCAATCATCTGGACCGCCTGCCGACTAGAAAATCCAGCATTTACCAATACTGCAATCGGAAATTTTGTTAGTTTCACTACACATGGCCGTTCCTCTTCGCCAAGTTCCAGATCATCAAGGGAGATATCCCCCTGGCTGCTTCCAAACATCAACACCAGTGCATTCATAATCGACTGGTAATCTCCCTGTACCACATTCCTTCCAATCCGGGTGAGCAGCATATACCGGTACTGCTCATCATTTAATAGGCCCCGACGCTGCCCCAGCATGTCGCCGTACAGATCTAGCGTCTTTCCTGTCGCATGACTCAAGTCCAACGACTCCAGAACCCTCTGGATGTCAGCACGCAGCTGTTCTGCCGCCTGCCTCCCCAGCTCCAGCACTTTCATATTATTACTATCCGGATCCTTCCGATAACAATCCGGTAAGCGCTCCACCGGTCTCATCCAACCACCTCGATCCCGATATTCCCGGTCTCACACCTGACAACCTCATAGTCTCCTACCGAGATATTGGTGGCCACAAAGTTCGTACCATCGCCGGAAATTAAAAGCTCCTGCACATTGACCACACCGTGAACATCATGGATATATCCATACAGACTGGACAAATATACACAGTCACCATTGGCCAGATTATTGATGTATTCCAGCAGACTGGCCTTGATCTGATCCACACCATCGTTCTCAAAAAACTGGTTCGTCAAAACCTTAGCCCGGATCCATACCATCTTCTTGATTGTCCGGGAGAACCGAACGGTATGCGGCTTATTCCCCTCATCCAACACCCGAACCTCGACGTTCCCCACACTTTTGATCCCCAATGGTTTCTTACTGAATATCGCCTCGCCGATCAGCTGATCCTGGCTCTCCGGGGCCAACACATAGCATTCAAAGCTATGAGGCGGACGGCCATCCACCGTTTCCTCTGTGTCATTCTCCACAATCGCGACGCCATCCACCAGCGCCACCCGGGATAGCGCACCGCGCAGGGCGTCCACCGAAGCGCTGCCAGCCCCCGCCACTGATTCCCCGAAACGGATCCGCAAGGAAGTATCGCTCTCCCGCTCCTGGCCGTAGACATCAATCTCAACCAGTTCCACCCGCTCCAAATCAGGATTCGGATTGACAATAGTAAGGGGGGTTCCTGGTGGTATGTTTCCGGCAGCCCCCATTTCTGCACAGTTGGCATAACATTCAGCTACTCCATCAGGTCCGACCGCATAATCCACGTCGATGTAATAGATCAGATCATTTCCGGTAATTGCAAATGCCGCAGGGATTACTGCTCCGACATTGCCATAGAATCTCACCTTCAGGCGAGCCGCCGTCGCCGGATCCCGTATCACGCCCGCAAAGGTACACAGCCGATCCAGACTTTGGCCGCGGGCACTGCCCGGAAAGCGCGCATAATAGATGTCCTCCAGAAGTTCATAGCACTCCGCCAAATCTGATACATTAATTCTTATAAACTTCCCCAGGACGGACTGCCCGCTGGTGTCGATATCCTCGCCAAACAGCTCCTTGGCCCGGGCTATCTGAGCGGCCAGCAGATCATCATATGTAGGGCGTTTAAAGCCTTTCTCTGTCAGCACCATTTCCTATACCTCCATCTCTACGGCTGCTGATCCACCTGCGCCCGAAATCTCAAAACGGATCTTCAACGTCCGTCCTTCTGTTGCGATATCGCAACAGGTCATTTCCAATGACTTGTCTACCTGGGCAATTGCATTGCGCACATAATCCCGGATCATTGCCTGGTTCGGATTCTTTTTAAGAACCTTCTGCACCGGAATCCCCTCTTTCGGGTCCAGCCACCACTCCCCGCGGTTAGTGCTGAGTACCTGGCGGATCTTTTGGATAAGCAAATCCGTATCATAGGCCAGTTTCACATCATTTTTTTCGATTATCACATCGCCATATTCATCAAGCGCAAATCCCTTCATCGGTTCCTCCTATACGATTCCTACCACAACAGCGTCAACCAGGGAATGGTGTCCAGGCACCGGTGTTGCAAAGGCGCCGGTCCTGGTTTCCGTGATGTCTCGATCTGCGCAGACGCAATACACAGTATCTCCGGCTTGCACCCGCCGGGCCGCAGCTGGAGAAAGACTGGTAAACTTCACTGCGCTGTCCAATACCGGACAGTTCGGAATGACCGCCTGTTTCTGCGGTTGTCCGCCGACAGCCTTGATCATATTAAGGGGCTGCAGCGTTGCCAGATTTCCGCTAGTGCTGATGACTGTGGCAAAAAATCCCGTATGCACCTGCAAAAGTACCTGCTCGACCATGTCCTGAAATATGGCTCCTTTCACTTCTATCGCCTCCTCTAAAATTGTATAAAAAGAACGCCCCTCATTGGAAGGACGTTCAGATTATTTCTTCTATTTTCTTTTTTCCATTTTTGCAGAAGCATAACACCTACAAAATCCTTGGTTACAATGGTTAAAGGGCGGATACGTGGTGCCGATTATTGCTTCCGAAACTTCAAAAAATCGCCCCGCCATTTGTTGACAAAAATCACAACACTTCTCATCATTCATGCTTTTGATATTATACCCATAGACGTATCCCACTGGCAATGACTTATCCATCTCCTTTAAAGTAAGATAGTCTTTCATAGCTATTAAATACTTTTTCACTTTTTGAAACACGTCATTTGGGATATCTACACCACATACCTCTTTCATAATTTGTCCAGCTGTATCTCCCCTTGAATTTGCTGACATAAGTGAATAGATAATGCATGATTTTATTCTCAATTCATACTCCTCATATTCTTCTAATGTCTCAATATGAAAGTCTAAAAATTCAGAAAAGATGTTTTTGTCATAACTTTGCAAATTACTGATGTTAGCTTCTGCTTGTTTAAATTTTTTATTTGCAATTAACTCCAATGTTGGAAGAACAGATTCCTTATTCCCATAAACTTCCTTTGCTTCAAAATACTTTTTCATATCAGGGCATTCATTTTCCGCTAAAATTTTTTCTCCCTTTTCTGAGCGAACAATATATGTCTGTAAGTGCAAAGCAAGTAAAGATTGTTCATCAATCCCCTCGACAATTCGAGCGATTAAATCCTCTTTTTTTCCCGAAACTTTAAGACCAGCTGTTGCTAATATCTCCTTTAACGCCTTTATTTCCATATGCTGCAAGGAAACATCAATATCGCCTATTTTCAAAAAACCTCTATTAAGTAAACCAACAACTAACTCTTGTGCATTTACATTATACTGATATTTCCAATATCCTGGGAAATCCCTATCCGCTTCAATTCCCTTGCCAACATATCTAAGCATAAGTATTTCAACCGGTGTCACATTCTCCATACGCATTTCCTACCAATTCGTCATATTTCTTTCATCATACAACAAATTAGACGGAATTTCCACATCTACCCTACTTTCGCCCCAAGCTTGCGCAGCATTTCCAGATTCTGTGCAGCGGACCCGGAGTAACCCTGGATCCCCAGCTGCTCCGCCAGAATTTTACGATAAGCGTAGGAGCTATCTGCTCCCACAGATTTCAGGCCGTCTACGATAGAGACGCCACTGTAGCCGGACAGATCCGGAAGGGATGGCGCCGCAGATTCTGCCACTGCCTCCGCTGCCGGCGCCGGCGGGCACTCAATGGCCTTGACCTTGGTCAGGAAATCAGTGCCATCATAGGTATGGCTGCCTTCACGCACCCGAAACGCACCGGACACGTTGCGCGCCTGCAGATTGATCAGGCTGGCCGTCGTGACCCTGTGCTGTAGCAGCATAGTGATCTCATAGCCATGCACGGTATCCTTAAAATCCTCCGCGGTCTGTTCCTCCTCAAACTCAGACAGGCTTAAAAGTCCAGTATCCGCTGACAGTGTAAAGTCCAGCCCATCCCCATCCAGGATGTGGCGAACATAGATCTGTCCCTTACAGATATAAGCCGACACACCGCACACCCCAGCATATTTGCGTATATTCTCCATCAGGCCACCGTCAATGGTAGCTTTGTCCTTGTAGATATGATCGCGCTTAGGCGCAAACACCGCCACCGGAAGCCCCACCATTCCAACCAGATCTCGAAGGATCCGGCTGGCCGGAGTCCCGCCGGCATACGAAATATTCTGCAACTCCCGCTCCTTCAGGTTAGCCCGATCTATCGCATGGATCTCCGTTATCCTGTCCTCATCCGAATAGTAGGATCTTACCTTGGAGATAAGGCCACTGAAAATAATCCCTGTATCATCCCCGTACCCAGCTGTTACAGTGATCGGGCTGTCTTTCTTGATATTCTGTATGGTCAGATCCGACAGGTTGTACACGATGATTTCTGCCTCATTGGCCTCCGTATCATCGTCAAATGGAATATCAAATTCACAGTCCAACTCCTCGTTATCAATCGTTACATCACCAGTCTGAATCACCACCGTATGGCTGTATAGGCCACTGGTATCTGCCGCCTCCGCCTCTAGGGATATCTCTCCCTCCAGACGGTGCAGTGCTTCGATTACCCTCGAGTCCCGGCCGCGTCCATGACCATCTACAACAAAACTTCGCTTCATTTTTTCACTTCCCATTTGCAATCGTCAAAAATACAGTCTCACCAAAATTCTTCCAGGTCACTTCCTGCTCCTGCCCTGATTCATCCACTGGCACAATGTCCAACATCGGAAACTTCCCACTCTCGTACACATCACGAAAAAGAGGGATTCCATAAATAATCGGTTCATCTGCACATAGCAGGATTCCATCACGGTATAATGACACCGTAAAAAGGTCCGCCTGTTGATTGTAGGCGAACCGCATATTGAACTTATCTTTTCCCAAGGCTATGTTAAAGCCATAGGGAATCAGCTCCTTTTTTACAATGATTCTGTCCCTCATGACTGCCTCCTTACGGTATAACCAGCACCTGCCCCACTCGGATCTTGTTCGGATCAGACAGTTTATCCCGATTCGCTTCAAAAATCTGCGGGTAAGCCGCCCCATTTCCATAATAGACTTTTGCAATTCCAGACAACGTGTCCCCGCTCTTGACTGTATGGGTCTTTACCGGCGGATCCTGAGCGGCTGGGGCCGGCGCCTCCTCAATCTGCTGGGCGGCACTGTTACCGCTCCCCGCTGTAAATGGACTCGCCGCAATCCGGATCTCTTTGAGCTCCGCGGTAAACTGACACCCTCCGTAGATCGTCCCGTCATGGGTTGTGGTAAATCTCGTCAGCAACGCACTGGACAGGACATTGACGCCGGTATATTCCACCAGCTCGCCGCCCGTCTGAAGCTGCTCCAGCTGAGCAATATCATCCTCATAGTCGGCCCCAACAAGCTCACCGGTCAGGCTGAGGATCAGCGGGGACCGCCGTACATGATCTGTCAGGTCGATCCCATCCTCCACCGGATGGCTGCTGACCGTTACTTCACGCAGCACATCCTCCGAACTCACAAATACATAGGTATCGTTGATCAGCGCCATCTTATACCTCCCTCAACCGTGGATTCGTTCGGCCCATTCCTTCCATAGCCTCCTTCATCGCTTCACGCACCCAGCGCTTTACCTTTCGTTCATTGCTGTCCGTTGCACTGGCACCATTTAGCGTCAGGTTAAATACCGGGCTGTAGGTGTTTACCTCACTGGATATTTGACTGTTAGCAGCCATAGTACTGTCCGGAGTATATCGGCTTTTGAACGGGGATATATGTTGGGCGGTGGTATCGCCTACACTGCGCGCGGCTCCCTCCACTTTTCCATGCAGGTTCTGCATGCCTTTAATCAGACCCAGATCTGTATATTCTCCGGTCTGCTCCGTTACCCCAGAAGGGCTGTGGATGTCCAACGTCTGGTTCATACTGCCGGATATTCCGGAAGCAATTCCCCGCGCAGTTGCCAACAGGCTGCCCTTCATGCTCTGCATGCCGTTGTTCAGTCCGGTCATGATATTGACACCTGTGCTGTACAGCCGGATTCCATCAAATATCCCCTTCAGAGTAACCCCAAAAGAACGCGAACGAGTTTCCACCTCCATCAGCGAGCCGTCAAACTTAGTTCGCATATTGGTAAGGTTTCCAGCTATGGTGTCGTTCACTGCCGTCAATGATTCCTCAAAGATATCCGGAATCGTACTAATTGACTGCTCCGTTTGCTCCACCAGGGACTGCATGGTGTTGTTCCATTCCTCCACCCCCGCCAAATCCATAGGGACCTGCACGGTTGCCACGTTGGCCGCCATTCCGTCCGCCAGGTTGCTGACCGCATTGGCGCCGATCCCAGAGGTATCCTGGAGACTATTCAGGTTGTTCAGGAAGTCATCCGACACGGCCCCAGCCGCACCAGCAACCGCCGGCGTCCCGGCTGTGATTCCAGCCGCCAGGCTATCCCCAGCCTGCACACCGTAATCCGCCAGATCAGCCGTACTGGGTGCCATGCTTTCCGTAGCTGCCGTCGCCATTTCATCTCCGGCTGCAACGATGTCGGCCGTGCTCTCGTTCAAGCCGGCAGTAAGTCCGTCTCCAACTTCTTTTCCCGCGTCTTCACCTTTACTGAACAGTCCCTTAATTCCTTCGACCAGACCACTGCCAATCCCCTTGATAATGTCCAATCCGAGTTTAACCCAGTTTACACTCATCAGCGTCGTAATAATGGCACTGATCAACTGTGGGATCGCCTGAACCAACTGCGGGATCGCCCCAATAAGCCCCTGCACCAAGGTAACCACCAGCTGAATACCGGTTATCAAAATGGTGGGGGCCGCTGCGATCAGACCGTTTATCAGCTGCATAATCAGGTTGATACCGGACTGGATGATAGCGGGTGCGTTGGCAATCAGACCCGCACACAGGTTCTGGATCGCCGCCAGGCCCGCGCTTAGAATCCCCGGCATTTGCTGATTTAAGCCTTGCAGCAGAGAGCCAAGAAGCATAATGCCCGCGGATATCAGCTGCGGGACCATCTGCACCAGACCGGTCAGCAGGGTTGTTACACCCGCGATCACACTTTGCGAAATCTGCGCCCGGTTCCGAATCACGCCGGAAATCAGGGACTGTATAATCGAAACTCCGCTTTGAACCAGCCGCGGCAGATATCCTGTCAGCGTTACCAATACATTGGTCAGCGTTGCTCCCACCTGATCAGAAAGCCCATCCATACCCCCGTTCTGAAATGCCTCATAGAGTTCCTGGCCAGACTGTGCAAACAGACCAGTCAGGTCCGAAACGATTCCTTCACTGCTCTGGAAGATACCAATCCCCAGATTCTTAAATGTGTTCAGGCCGCGCTTGACCGACTCCTGCGTCGTATCCGCCATGGTCTCATAAGCTGCGTCCAGCGCTCCCGTATTGGTCGCCATCTCATTCAAGGTATCGTTCATGAGCTGACTGCCCTGATCGGATGTCAGAGTTAAAACTGTATTGAGGGCCTCAACCGAACCAAACAGCTTGGCCATCTTGTCTGTGTCCCCGCCGGTAGCCTTCTTAACATCATCCAAAAAGACGACCAGTCCCTTGCTCTGCAGGGCAGCCGTGTTGAACTCCAACCCCAAACTCTTTGCCATCTTTTCAGCCTCGGAAGAGGGCTTGATGACGTTGGACAACGCTGCCTTGATACCAGTCATCGCCTCGCTGGTCCCAACACCATTGGCTGTCAGAGAGGCCACACCAGCGAGCAGCTGATCCACTCCCACCCCAGCTGCTTTCGCCGTCGGAGCCACACCGCCAATGCTGGAAGCCAGTTCCCCAAAGGTCGTCTTACCTTTGTTCTGAGTGATCAGAAATTGATTTGCCAATCCCTCCGCGTCGCTAGTTGCCATTCCATACGCATTCAAAGTTGAGGTTAGTCCGTCCACCGCGGTGGTTGTATCCGTAAATCCGCCTTTCGCAGCTTTGACCGCTGTACCAACCAGATCCACCACCTGATCGGACTTTGCGCCCGCAGATAGAGCCTGATAAACAGCCTCATTCAGCTCCGCTGCGCCCTCGCCGGTTGTATTGGACAGTCCCATCACCTGACTACTCAGTTCATCCATGGTAATTAGGCTGGTATCTACCATAGTGGATACCTTGGCCAGACTGGTTTCATAAGCTGTCCCCAGGTTGTAGGCGGCCACTGCCCCCGCTCCCATGGCAGCCGTAGCTGCTGTGAGACCGATGGCGACACCTTTGATCGAGCCTTTAACGGCTATCTGCCCTAGAGATTTGGCTGCACTCGCAGCATGGCTGGCAAGGCTCTTGACGTCACTGACGACGCCATTAAAGGATGTTTTGGCCGCCTTTCCTAGCACTTTTCCTAGACCGGTACCTACCTTAATTCCAAGCTGTAGATGCGGCAGAAGCTGCTTGATCCCGGTGTCCATCTTCTCCTTGGAAATTTTCTTTGCCTGACCCAGCAGCTCTTTGAGTCCTTTCTTGGGAACTTTCGTTTCATTTCCAAGCTCCTGAACTCCATTGCGCATGTCCGTTTTACCAACATGGTCCATTTCGGCTCCCAGACTAGCAACTTCTGATTGCGCCCCCTTTGCCGCGGTCTCAACCGCTTCCACTGGCTTTGCCAGCTCACTCGTGGGAGGTGCCCGCAAGCTATTGGCAAGGTTTGATATATCCTGACCTGCATGGTTTGCTTCCTGGCCAACTGCTTTCAAATCATTACTGGTATCATCCAGGATTCCCAGTTTTGCCTTTATGTCGTTTATGCCTGCCATAAGGTCGCCAAATGGATTCTGCTCCACTTCAAATCCAATGCTGACCACGTCCTCACGGATCACCGCCATACTACCTCACCTGCCTTTCCCGTTTATTTTTTAGCTGCCTTTTTGCGCAGCTCAATTAATACGTCAAATGCCGCGTTGGCCTCCACAACCTCCGCCGGACTCATCTGGTAGAAGACGGTGTTGAAATCCATGCCTGCATCCAGCACCAGTCTCCACCAGTCCCAATGCTCCTTAGCTCTTTGCTTTGCCCGCGCCGGCGTCAGCTCGGTTTCGAAACTTGCCGTACATCACATCTCGCCCCCAGGTTGTCACCTCGTTATACTCCTCCAGCGTCTCAAAGCTGTCCGCAGTCAGCCCTTTCGGCTCCACAATAATGTTGTCCAGAATGTACTGTCCCAATTTTTCGGTACTGGTAGTACTAGTCCCATCAATATAGGAACTGTCAATCGCCCTTACCGCAGTTGATACGCCGGCAAACTGCGCCACATATTCCCTGCCATTGATTTCCTTCTTTACGGTATAAAACTTGTTTTTATCCATCTTTCCTTGTCTCCTTTTTGCATAATAACAGGGCAGCCGCAACGATCACCCTCATTTTCGTTTACTCAACCGTATAATCAAACACCTTGATCTCAAACTCCCGGTCTGCCAGTTCAGCCCCTTGTGATAATTCCGGAGGTTTTTTCATCATTGCTTTGGACCCTCCTACCTTTTCGCCGATTGACTTATTAATTACCCATATGTCAAACATTGCTTTAGACTTCAATAGGCCAAGCAAATAGCCTTTCTGCGGACTGGTACCTTGGACTGTAATGGTAATGGTTCCCAACTGATTATTGCTTTCATTAACAACTACATCTCCCTGTGCGCCTACATTGGTAGAAAAGTTATCATCATCTTTTTCACAGGACACCATGTCCTCCCCTAGGCCGGTAATATAAACTCCACCTACGGTGATCACACAGTCTTTCGGATTATATGTCTTTACATCCACTTTTTTCCCTCCTTACACCTCTACGGTTCCATTGATTGTTGCATAGTGAATCGCACCAGCCAAAGCAAATGAGAACTTTCCGCCATTATAGGTACGAGCTGCCCGGTCTGCTTCAGCCGTCTCCGCCCTCGTCGCAAAGCTGGTAGAATAAATAGGGACACCATCATCATCGACTGCAATAATCCCCATTAAAGAAGCTTCTTTCAGGACATTAGTCACGACACCCTCCAACTGGCTGATTCCTGTGTTGTCAAACGCCAGCTTCGGTGAAGAGTTCAGCAACTTCTGGGATTTATAGGCAATGTTGCGGATTACATAATCCTTGCTGTCCATGATATCCGCATACTCTCCGCTCATCACAGTGCCCTCACTGGTCACAACATCACCAGCCTTGCGCACAATACAGATCCCGCCGGCATTGTGGACTGCCTCGATCTGGGCGTCCGTAAGCGGGTCCGGCGTAATCCCTTTCAGGATCACGTTCTTGTATGTGAAGGACCCAACCGTAAGCCCCGCCGTGGCGCCGACCAGCGCACCTTCCACGCCTTCATCCGCTCCGGCATACACAATGGCCATAGTGCGATCCATCTTGCCTATAGCTGTAAGCTCGGAGGCATCCGATACCTTGATAAACAGCATTTTGTCCTCGGTGGCCTCGATATAGGTCGCCAGCTCCGCCAGCGTATCGTCGGCGCCGTCTCCCTCACCGCTGCTCAGAATCGGGATGATCTGCCGAAAATCCTTATCCTTGATCTGGTTCAGTGTCTCTGTCACCTTGCCGGTACCCACGCAGACCGCCACCTTGGACGGGCGATTATTCTGGATGAACAGCTTCGCGCACTGCTTATAGATCGGATTTTCTTGCGTGAATCCGGCCTCCATCACCGCGTCCAGGCTGTCATACTCGGCATATTCTTTCGCAGTGATTCCTTTTCCCTGAATAATCAAAGGGACGCCAAACCCGGCGCTGCCGGATACCTGCTTCTGTGTGATTTTTACGATCACGTCATTCTTTGCCATATCTCAATCACTCCTTTTCAAAATCAACTTGGTCGATCACTTCTATTTCTCTGACTTGGATCACGTTCATGAGGGACAACACCACGTCAAATCCCTTGCGGTACTCATAGTTGACGGTGAGAAGCGTGTCCCGGTTGGTGATTGCGCCAACGCTCTCCACTACAACGCCGTAATCATTCAGCCGCCGGCGTCCGCTTTCCTCAAACCAATCCTTGGATAGCAGGCCGATCCGAAAAGTCTCATCATCGTCGCTGCCCTGAACCGAAAAGCTCCAGGTCTGCCTGGCCGGGATATATTTTCCTGCGGTCCCGTCTGAATAAGTGCCTTTTCGAGTGTTCGTATTGAGGATCGTAAACGAAATGTAGGGATAATCCGGGATCGGTGCGCCTGCCAGGTTTGCCTTTACCACCTCACAGCCGGTTATCTCCTTTAGTCCCTTTGTGATCAGTTTGTTAATTGCCTTTTGGTCGATCAAATGCTGCCACCCTCTTTAAGTTGTAGTCGTGGAATCCGGCGTACTCGCTGTAATCGTTCTCTGATTCCACGTGATAGCGGGTCCCCTGGTGCACAATGTATGACGTTGGCTCTAAGGGGATCCCCGTCTCCGTGATCAGTTCCCGGTCCTGCGCGGTGTAGGTGCCGCCACTCTGGTAGACTTTGCGATCTGTCATTGGAATCAGCACTCCATATACTGTCTCTGGCTCGCTGGGCGGATTCGGAACCCAGTTGCCACCCTCGTATTTTCCGCCGCCGGTTTCCCGGATCAGCTGACAGGCCACTCTGTACTTTTTGAGTAGGCGTGTGAAATCAAATCGTTTTCCCATAATCATTGCACCTCGTATGTGATGGAACCAATCATATCACCAGTGTCCACCAGTGGATTGCTACTGCCCTTCTGGTCAATCGTAAACGGATGGTCCGGAGGATTATCTAACGCAGTGGCATAATCCTTAATTTCAGAAGCCAGAATAAGCCCTATCATCTCCAGAAACTTTTCCGTATCCATGCTCTGGTCCAAGACCGCCGGGAGGACGCTTTCTGTACTGTCCACCACACCATCCCGATTCAGGTCGTATCCGTTTCGCAGGAAAGCCCTTTCTGGTATGGTGATATACTGGGTACTGGCTTTCAAATGCAAACCCTGGCCGTGCAGGTAAGCTCGCATTTTATCCGTAACCTCGATCTTACAGCCATACTCATGGATCCCCGCTAGCCAGGCCTGTTCTCCATACACACCGACGTTCACCCTACGACCGTTCAGCGCTGCCGCCGCCCGTTCCATCTCCGGGAATTTATTTTTCTTCGTAATCCATTTTATCTTCATCAGCGCCACCTTCTCTGACATGGGATAAACTGCACATTTGACCGCAACCAGGCTTTTAACAGCTGCCTGGCCAGCGCTCCAGTCTGCTTGGTCACGGAATCCGTCGTGAAACTCTGCGACATCGGCCCCACACTTTCACTGGTGATCCCGGTATCCCGCTCGCAGATTTCACAGAACTTCAATAAAAAAAGCCTGGCCGACGACGGCAGGGCTTTGATGGATTCTACATCTGTGATATCAAATTCCAATGTTGTATTCTCCCGAAGCCATTCCAGCCCGCTCTCCACATACAGCTGCGAAGAGGGTGGAACCGGCAGATCAATCTCCTTAAACTCTTCCGCTGTCATAGGCTTTCACTCCTTCTATGCCGTGGGAGTGGCCGGATTCGCCTCCAGCTTATGCTTCAGTGCTACAATCGGGATATTCTTATGATCTTTTTTGAGCGCCCAGTTTGCCGGCTTTTCCAGATCTGCATTGGCCGCATATTTCTTGTTTCCTGCCAGGGTTGCGTTGGCATTCCATGAAAGCCCCAGCGGGTGCATAATGAGCGCCCGGCGATTGATCAGAATGTTCTGTGCCAGCAGCTTTTTCCGGTCTGTCTCAACTCCGATCAGACCCTGCGGCATTCCGTCCTCCCGTGCAAATGCGCCTTTCCCGAGGAAGTACGTCATGCAGGTCCCTGCGGTAGTGTCGTATGGCATACCGTCATCCACCTCGACCCGGTAGCCCAGGTAGTAATCAATCTTGATCTTCAGATCGGAATCATACTCAGACTCGATCTTCTGCTGTTTCTGAAGCTGGGTATAAGTTGCACTGTGCATGAACACGGTTCCCAGCTTATCAAACGCATCCCCCATCAGATTTTTAGCATCCAGGGTATTGTCCACTCCGATTATACAGTCTGTTCCTGCATCCGCCGAAACATCCAGCACATGAGCCTTCAACGCTCCCTTAGCCGGGTCCAGGATTCCTTTCAGGACCGACAGCATAACCGCCTGTTCCCTTACAATCCACCAGTCGGACGCCAAATCGCCGATAGCAGCCAGCGGATCATCACCGCCAAATACACGGGAAAGATCCGTATCTCCCCAAGCTTTCTGCCGCACCAGCAGGCTCGCAATCTCGTTGTCAGTCTCAATACCGTCAACACCCAGTTCCTCCTCGCCAAACACCTCGTCCTCGCCGGTCAGCGGTTTGTAGAACGGCATGGTAATAATATTACCTCCCTTGGGGGTGCCATTGATAATCTGGGACACAGTCGGATCCGACATTACGATGCCGGCGCGCACCAGTCTGGATTTCTCCGTTGTTCTCGTAATAATGTACTGAGAAAATTTACTCGGTACAATCTGCATATCAGCAATCGTAGTAATAGGCATAGTTTATTTCTCCTTTCATTTTCCAGCGCTGGCTTTCATTGTCTTTGCCAATTCCGGATTCTTAATTTCCAGTTCCATCTGCTTCGTCAGGTTCCAGGATTCCTTACTCCATGGGTTATCCTGACTTCCACCAGCATTTCCCTTTCCGGGGGTACGTCCATTTGCCCTATAAATCCCATCGGTCGTGTTCTTTGCGACACGCTGGGCAAATTTCTGGAGTGCCTTAACCTTTAAGTCAATCGTCGTCTCATCCTCGCCCAAAACGAACTCCACCAGGTCCAGGGTATCCTCGCTTCCGTCGTCAAGCTCCGCTTTCTTCAGCGCCTTGATGGCATACATGCGGCTCTCCTTCTCCCTAATTTCCTGCTCCTTCTGGGCCAGCTCGGTCTCCTTTTCCTGGAGCTCAAGCTGTTTCAGCTCTTCAGCGGACAGGTTCTTTTTACGCTCCTTCTCCAGATCCTCTTTCAACTTCTTATTCGCGTTTCCCAGTTTGTTGGTGGCACGATCCACTGCGGCCTGTACGGCCTTGGCGATCTTCGCTTCCAGGTCATCGTTCGGATCATCCTTTGTCGGCTCCGCTTCCGGGTCATCTTTGGCCGGATCATCCCTTGTCGGGGGCGTTTGGGTATCATCCTCCGCGGTCTTTGACATCTCGTCATACTCCTCCTGGGAAATGACTTCGGTTTCCAGCAACTTTTTCAGTTTTGATAATTTCATGTCTACCTTCCTTTCGAGTCCCTATCCCCGCCCCACATTCCGGGAGTGGCAGGCTGATAAGTCCACATTTCATTTGATCGTTTCACCATCCCACGTTCCGAGAGTGACGGCGGGGCAGTTTAAGGCCGTGTCCAGGGCAATAAAAAGAACGCCTGTCTCCAAGCGTTCTAATTTCTCCTATTTAGTTTTTGCTGTCATGCTAATCTAACGGTTTTCCGGTTTCTATTAATTTCTTGACAAGTTCATAATCAAAACTATCTTTATCTGCCTCATAATGCTCACAATGATAAATACGCCCCATATCTATATCCTCTGGTATAGGATGCAGAATCGCGCACTCAGGTTGATAGCCATGTTCTTTATATTGACGTTGATTCAGACAGGCCCGGCAAATCGGGCAGGAAATAACCTTAGCTCCTGTCGGCATGTCCTTCATACTTGGCCCCACTTCATGTCTTCTACCATTTTTATCATAGCAGTATTCTACTTCACTCATATTATCGCCTCAGCCTCCATGTAATAAATACCATTTTTTAATTCTACTGAAGATATCTCATATTCAAATCCTCTTTTGAACAGTATCTCTTCCTGATACTTAAACTTATCAGAAGCAACTCCCTTAATATACAGTCCTCCTTGATATCCTTTTGGTACCTTTATGTGTATCTCCACGTTTCTTCCTGTATAATCAAAAGGCTCCAAGGATGTAGACGTAAAGATATTATTAGAGAGCCTCCTGCCCTTCAGCCTTAAAATTTCCCGCTCTGTTGGTTTATGTCCTCTCGGAAACGCGTTCAGGTATTCCGGTATTGTCTTTCTCGTAACTATGATATCATCCGTAATCACGCCCTTCGCCAACGCCCTGTCAAGAACATCTATCTTTGCCTGAATCTTCGGTGAAATCCTACCGGTTTCAATCGCGTTATTTATTTGCTGAGCGCCAAATCCAGTATAATCGGTCAGCGCGTCTTTCTCTTCATCGTCCAGCTGTTCAAGCTGCTTGGTAAGCCTTTTTTTAATCGTAACATCTTCTGGAAGTTTTTGCAATCCATACGATAAATAACACCTGCAGTTAATATCCTCCCCTGCCACACCACTCTGCCCAGGAGCCGCCGTCTTCGCCCCGCTGGGAAGCGTGAAATCTTCATCCGCCAGAACTGTAACCCCTTCCATCTTTCGGTGATCATACTTTCGATTCCTCCCCCTCGCCTTCGCAGGCCGGACCCGCTCGTCCTTCATCGTCCGCCAGATCTTTACCATTCTCATGCCACTCTCGCCGGTTTTTAACTCCTCGTCCACCGACATAGCAGCATCAATGTTCCCCGCTTCCCGTACCCGGTGGGTCTCAGTCCTCGCGATTCGGATTGCTTTCCGATAATCGCCGTCCACAGACTGCTTGATCCGATTCGCCATGGTAGTGTACCGGTCTCCATTCATCAGGCCGACTGTGATGTTTTGCTTGATGTCGTAGATAATCTCTTTGCGGTGCTTTTCCAATCGATCATTCAGGGTCAGTTTTGAAACCGGATTCTCTACCGCTCGGCGGATCACATCAGGGGTGCAGGCCTTTAGGCCCTTGGCAAGCGCAGGAGCTGAAACGACCTTCTTTACACTCTCCACCATGCCATTGTAGGTGTACTCGTAGGTCTGTTCCACCGTGCTGCGGATGGTCCGTCTGACCTCCGGGGAGATGTCGTTGATCTTCTGCTCTACTTCCTCCAGAAATTTGGCATAAGCGCCATGACGCTGCAGAATCTCATAGGTCAGCTGGTCGTCCTCCGCATATCGGGTGTACTCGTCGGCCAGGTAGTGCCGTAATTCCTGCAGCAACGCCTGATAGGTTCTACGGATCTCCGCCTCGGCCCCCTTCTCCCGATGTTCTTCGATCCGCCGTATCTGTACCAGCAACCGGTCAAGATCATAATCAGCCATCCACTATCTCCTCTCCAGGTGAGACCCTTCTGTGGGGTTCTCCTGCAGAATCTCCTCACTCAGATCTTCATCCGGTTCATCCAGATCCTGGATATCGTCCTTCTCTGTCTCAATCAGCCTCATAACGGCCTCTACGTCATCGATCATGGACAGCGCTCCAAACGCGATCTTCTTCGGCAACCCTGCGGCGATCAGTGCCTGTACGGCCTGCGCCTCACCCAAGAAATCTACCGGGAAGTTGTGGTTGAACTTGACGCTGCACTGCAGTGGATCAAATGGGATCCCCTTTTTGGTGAAGCTGCTTGCCAGGAGCTCAAACATGTAAGTAGCTGCGCTTACGCGCTTGGCGTCAAACGTACCCGCCTTAGTTTCCAACCCCGTCATTTTGATCCGCAGGGCAATCCCAGAAGAAGCTGCAAACTCTGGATCATTCAGGTTGGGAGTTTTTGAAAACCGGTAAATATTATCCTGCGCTCGGTCCAGATGGCTATTGACGAAATCTCCCTGTATGTTCTTGGTCAGATAATACACATCATACGGGGAATCCGGATCATCTACATCAACTCCAATCACGCCGGTGGCATTGGCCCTTGCCATGGTATCTTTGTTAATCCGGCAGTTTTTAAATACCATATAGGCATTGGCGAATCCCTCAATATCGTTGCTGTTGTCACTGTAATTGCTGTCATGATCATCAATCAACGCCAGTTCCTTCTCCGCGTCCCCGATCAACTCACGGTTGTTTGGAATCCCCTGAAGAGGACAATAATTAAACAAATGGGGCTTTGAACCGACCAATGTAAATGCCTCAAGCTGGCCTTCATAATAATACACTGTGCTTTCATCGTAGAATTCTGCTTTCCACGTATGCTGATCATTGAGATCCAGATACTGATAATACCGCACCCCAAATTCTGGCTCCGTCATTTCTGTTTCTGACAGAATGATTGTCTCATATGGCGGTGTTATCATTACACGCTCATTCCCCTTCGGATCAATATAAAAGAGACGTCCCGCATAGCCGCAGATCGCGGCGAATTTGGTCGCCTCCATATCGATATCGAACATGTTGTTACGCTTGATGAAATCACTCAGCGCCTTTGACGCCTCTTCCAGCGCCGCCTCGCCTCCTGTCTCATCTTCAGCCTGATAGTCGTCCCCGTAAGTATAATTTGCGGGTTTCCCTGCACAGAACCCAACTTTTATGTCGTTGATCTCTGAAAAAAAATCATTGTTGACCCGGTTATTGATTGCACTCTCCGCCTGGTGCTCTCCATCATCCTTAAACCGCGGCTCCCGGGTAAAGATCGGCACCTTATCCGTCTCCGTGCGATATCTCCCATACAGCTGCTGCATGTGTTCCCGGCAGCCATGGTGCCGACGGATGATCCGGTTTAGAATCTCCGACGTGATCCCGTCTTCACGAATCGCCTGGATCTCTGCCGAATAATTCGGGTACTCCATGCTGGCCAGTCTGCCGCTCCATCTATCCATTGGTTTTTCCTCCCTTCCGGCGCTGATAATACGCCACAATTTTCTTGTCAAAAAACGGCCTGCCTCCCGCTGGGATTGTCAATCCACAACGGACACAGACCTTTACGTCGTTTATCTGTTTAAAATTATGGGTGCACACTTAGAAGCGCCTCCTTAAGTTCTCGCCTTTTAAATCCTCGACTTCGTAATCGTCCAGGGCATACCAGATGGCTGACAGGGTGTGAGGATCGATGTTAAACTCGTCCTCGATGATATTGCCGTCCTTATCTTCCGCAAAGGTCAGCTCCTGCAGCTCGCTGATTGTGTTCGTGCAATTGTCCAGGCAGACAATCCGCTTAAACCGTTTGACCTTCTTCGTGTACGCCGATCTGGATCCTTTGAACTTCCGACAGCGCTGCATCCGAAATCCCTGCTTGCGGAAATAGGTAATTGTCTTCGGCTCTGCGCAGTCCGCCTTGATCAGTTCCTGAGTGTCCTTAAATTCTGCAATATCCTCTTCAATCTCGGAATCTACCTTGTCCCGGCTGTAATACTCCCAGATGATATACAAGACCTTCTCGTCCTGGTCGATCACCAGGCGGAGCAAGGCATTGTAGGATTCCACAAAGCCAAAGTCCATGCCATTCTTTTTGAGCGGATGTCGAATCTTTCGAATCTCTTCCATCCCGCTGCTATATGGCACAACCTCGAACTGTGGGAACACCAGCTTGCCGTTGACCCCGAAGCGCCCCTTCCTGGCCACGCGGTACAGATCCGGGTCGTGCTGCTGTAACTCGTCCAACTGCTCAATGTAATCCGCCGGCACAAAATAATTGTCATCTACAGTACTGTGGTGATAATATGTATTTCCGACCACCATGATCCGCTTCTGGTAGAGTTCCTCATCATCCAGAACTTTATAGCCAGTTGCTTTGTCCTGGAAGAAATGCTTGTACACCCAGTTGCTCTTGCTCACTGGGTTCGTGGATAAAATAATGTGGTTGCTTTGCGTTGGATGGCGGAGACGTCCCAGGATCTCTTTGAATCCTGCATACTTAACTTCCGAACACTCCTCGATCCAGACAATGCTGACGCCGTTCAGGGACTTCAGCTTCGCCGGCTTGTCCATTCCCTTAAAGATAATCCGGCTGCCGTTGCTGAAGCGGACCTGCATAGGCGACGTCGTAAACGTGATGTAATCCGTCACTTCCATGGCCTCGGCCACTTCCATCAGCAGATCATAGCAGGAATCCCGGATGGTGTCGAACACCTCGCGGACCACCAGGGCCTTGCGCTTCTCTTCCAGGAGTTTCTTGATCAGCTTCACGGCCACGTGATAGCTTTTGGAACTGCCATAGCCGCCGACGGTCAGGTATATTTTATGGTCCCAGTCATGGACAAAATCAAAGAAGTGATCGTTCAGAGCAAATTCCACATTGCGGGTATCATCCATGAGATTCCCCCGCTTTCGTGAATGTGATATGAATCGGCCGGTCGCTCTTATCATCAACCTTCGCTTTCAATGCCATGATCCTGGCCCGCTGCTCCTCCGTGGCCAGGTCCCAGCGCTTGTGCAGCAGCTCATCGTATTGCTTGATCAAGCCCCGCAATTCAGACTGGGCTCGGGCCTGGGACTTCATGAACTCGCCATGCTTGTCCCAGGCCTGCTGTACTTCCCACTCTTCGCCGCTGATCTTGCCGCGCTTCTCGCCGATCCGCTCGATGGTCTTGTCGTCCCGATCACGGACATACATGATCTGCTGAGCCCGAATGATCGCAGCGTAGGCGATCTGGATCTGATCCCACAGAATGTTCAGCGGATCGGTCGGCATCTCCTGGATAATCGAAACGGTCTCCTCAGGCAGGTACTTGCTGAAGAAACCGTGTTTTTCCGCATTCTTGTTTTGATGTGGGGCACCGTGGCCGACAGCATTTTTATTTCCCAGCGGAGCGCCTTTATGATTGGTAACGTTACTTTTCGCTTTTGGTAACGTTACTTTATCCCACTTATCTTGATTCTTCCATTTCCGGATCTGCTCCTCAGACACCCGCAGCTCCGCCGCAATGTCTTTTAGTAGTCTTTTCCCTTCGCTCTGCTGCCAGAGCTCATAGGCTCGATCACGGTTTGGACTCCTTGGTCTTGCCAAGCCTCACCACCTCTCAATCGCTACATTTTAAGTATGAAAAAAGGCACCTGCCGGTTGAGAGCAAGTGCTAAAAAACTTTGTAAAATCGTTATATTTCGCTTGACTAGCACGTAAATTCGTGCTATAATTAAATCATAGAAAGGAGGTGATACAGGATGGACAAACAAATAGGCAAGTTGATAAAAGTGGTTCGAGCACTTACACAACTTGCCTTAGAAATTGGAACTCTAATAGCAGTCATCAAGATGATTGCTGAGAGCCTCCGATAAAGCCCCGGGGAGGAGAAATCCTCCCCACCTAAAGAATATCACAAGTCCATTCTTGGTGCAATGAAAAAAACAGTTAAAAATGTCATTATCCTGTTACTATCCATTATATGGCTGATCATTATTGTTGTCGGCCTGTTCCTCATTCTTTTTTAGGAGGTTGTTTATGCGATTAAAAGAAATACGCACTACCCGGGGACTCTCTGTCCCCAAACTTGTGGAAATATCCGGTGTCCCCCGCCGTACCATCCAGGATCTGGAGGCCCGCGGGGATGGCCGGATCTCCACAGCGATCAAACTGGCGGACGCCCTGGGCGTTACGCTTGATGAGTTATGTAGGGATGAGGCGGCCGAGTAGGCGGCCTTTTCTCTTTGTCGGTTTTGGATATAGGAAAAGAGCACCCTATTACTCAAATATCGCCTCAAAATACCCCTCTAATAACTCTAGCGCTTCAATATCTCCTGATTGGAACCAACATCCATAGTCTAAATCGAATACAAAATGAAACTCATGGCCTTGGATTGTACAATTATAAATATCCTCTGACGGACCCATTATATATTCTCTGACACTTATCGTTTCGTCACTTAATAGCATACTAATTACTGTTTTTGCAAACTTTTCGTTTTCCTGCTGACGAACAAAATACAATTTGTCCCCTGTCCTTTTTAATTTCATATCCTCACTCCCAACAATTGTTTGTTTTGGGTATAGAAAAAGAGGCCCATATAAGGCCCCTAAATCACTCGCGCTATTAGCTCCCCATATTTGTTGACCATATATTGTTCTCCACCTTCTTCATTAAGATCACCTCCATCTGGCCCACAATCAATTAATAATCCGTTCACAAATAAATCTTGAACAACTTCGGACTCTACTATTTTTCCATCATCAGTTAATCTATCGTCTATAGGAAATTTTTTCAATTCAACCAAATCACTATAAAAACAATTTCTAATAGTCGACGCTATCCTATAAAATGATTCCGCTGTCCATCGTTCGTCAATCATAAGTTTATAGATTTTACCCATCAGAACGCATTTTTCATCACAATCCATGCGATCGATATAGTCAGTAAATATTTTTCCGATATTTTCTTCATTTTGACTGTTCATAAATTTATTCACATCATCAACATCTAAATTCTTGCACTCCTCAAAAAACGCAGATAATTTCTCTAGTAATCTGAGATCATGATATGATCTATAAACCTTAAAAACTCCAATAAGGCTTTTCATATATGGCATAGCACCTACAACTTCATTATTCATTAAATTTCCAATGATATTATCCATTGTGTCAACTACAACATCCAAAGAAATTTCTTTTGCTACTGCTGGGGTTTTATCCATGCTCAGCACCTCCCTCATTTTCTTCCATCATACACCAAAATCTGGCAAAATGAAAGCCCCCACCGTAACAGCAGGGGCCTCCAAGGAAGAGAATGTCATGAAAAAGTAACCAATCGCGGGAGACGGATTCGAACCGCCGGCCTCCAGGGTATGAACCTGGCAAGCTGCCTGACTGCTCCATCCCGCATTGTGTCCAGCCTTAATTGGCTGGACTGCCCTCCGCAATGTTCGCACAGGGTGGATACCTTCGGGCTGCTCAGCAGCCAACTGGTCTGGTATCAACCGAACCGGCGGCCAAGCTGTGACACCTGGGCGCCGCTTTATGGGGGAGGAGGAAATGGCTTTTACACCACTTCCAGTTTACACTATAACATTTCGTTTCGTGACATGTGTGACATTCGTGACATTTTTCATTGCCCACCCATAAACCTTTCAAATTCCTTCTTCAACCCATTTTCTGTAGCTTTTCTGCCCATTTTTGTTGCTACTTCCGTCCATGTCAGCTTATCAAATACCTTGTATCGGACGATCCGCTGCATACGCTGTGGAATCGTATTAAGCCAAGCTTCCACCTGTACCTTAATTGCTTCGGCTCGAGCCTTACGCTCCTCCAGAACCCGCTCGTAAGTTTCCAGCGCTCCTGGATCAGACACAACCGAGTAAGCTACACCATGAATTTTAAATCCCTTAGCTGTATATGGAAACTCCTTCATGGATCCGTGCACTCTGTCCTGCACAATGGTTTTGCGCTGCTTCTTAA